AGTTTCAACCTTGAGGATTTTACATCCTGCTACTTCTGCTGCTCCTTCTAAACTGAACTTTATGTAAAGTTCATTATCTAAAATGTCAGAGGAACATTTTTCAAAATCAAATAGAATGTGTTTCATCGTGTAATGACAGAAATTGCTGGTTGACCTTTTTTGAATACGGTATCAACAACTGCCTCAACCTTTCTGGCAGTAGAGATCCCAACATTATTATACACTGGCACACAAACTTTGCCATGTGTTTTATACTCATTTCCTAAACGAATTACTCTACCAATAGTCTGAGAGATAGTGATATAATCCATGTTACGCATGAACAATGCTGCCTCAAGACCCTTGACATTGATTCCTTCTGACAATATGCTATGGTGTAATACTACAAACTTTTTATTATCATCCTTACCCCAAGCATTAAGAACCTCAAAGAACTCATCTCTACCTACCTTCTCACCATCAATGATAGCACCTGTCTTTGATGTGATAGTCATCCATGAGTAACCACGCCAAGCAAGTTCATCCTGAAACTTAGAGGCATACAAAAGATTAGTAATCTGTTTGGTAGACTTAGCACAAATAAGAATCTTATCTACTTCTAACTTATCAATAGCACCAATCATATGCTCAGATTCTACATCAGCATAGATCTCATCCTTTCTTAGCAAACGACTCTTATACACCTCAACTTTAGGTGGTAGGATATAACCTTCATCAACTAACTTAGGTGCTGGTACATTAACGATTACCTGACCATACACCCTACTGTTATTCATTCCAGCTTTTTTGATAGTAGTGCTATGCTTAGGAGTAGCAGTAAAGAAAAAGCTCCTATTAGCCCTATGAGTTGCAAAGAATTTAACAGCAGGGAAGAAGTTTCGTTGTACACTGTTATGTGCCTCATCAAAGTAAATTGTATCTACATCAACGGTAGAACCTTTAACCTTCTCAAGTGAATGATAGGTAGTGAATATAATTCTGGGAGCATACCATCTTGTCGTATGCCAAAAGTAAATATCATTGCTTTTGGTAGAACTATAATGATGTGTCTCACCACTATGAACATGCATGACTTGAATATGCTCCATGTCATTCTTAACAAATTCTTCCATGAACTCAGAAGATAATTGCTCTGCTAATAGAATACGAGGAGCAACTACAACAACAGTCTTTGAACTGCCCTTAAGAAGTGCTATCGCATCTTTAATCATACACATGGTCTTACCACCACCTGTAGGAACTATAATCTGCCCTTTGTCATGGATTGCCATAGCTCTCAAAGCATCAAGTTGGTGAGGACGTAATGGCATTAATGTTTCTCAGTTGAATATATTATAGCATAAAAAAACCCCCTGTGAAGGGGGTTGTGACAATAGACCTACTGGTTAAATGTAGTATCTAACTCAGCAAACTCATCAACTTCAGTTTTAGGATTTGGTTCTGGTGCTGTATCACAAAGTGGAACTACTCCACCATCAGGATCAACCTCAACTATCTGTGATGGACGGACACCAAATTCAAATGGAACCCAATTCTTATCTGCTTTGATATGAACTGCCATTTCCTGAATTGCTTCAGCCCACACTAAGAACTCCGCTTTTTGTGCATCAATGACTTTTTTAAGATCTTTCGCTGGTGTTCCGTTTGGTGCGAAAAGATTGACTCTTGTTCTCCTACCAGTTTCTTTGAAATCTTTTAAGATATGACAGAAATTACGAGGACCATGTGTTGCGTTTGAAGAAGCAGCAAAGGTACGACCATGTAATCCATCATCATCCTTTAGACCTTTAGAAGAATATCCTAAAGTACCAAGATATACGGCAGCACGGCTTTCAGTAAATGTGGCAACTGTTCTATCAGGATACACTTGGTTGTAGATTTTATCAACAGTGTTGTTTACCTGATCTGTACTGAAAGAATGAGGGATATTGTTCATCCACTCTTTGATTTGAACTTTAGATATTGTATCTTTAGGTTGACGCTCAACCCATTCAATACCTGGTGTGACAAAATCAATTGGTTTTGATTTTTTACTGGCAACGTGATTGTTAGCACCCAATCCTATTTCAGTAAGAAGATCTTTAAGGTTATAACCTTTCTCAAGTTCATAGACATCAAATACCCATGTAACTTGCTCTTTTTCTTTTAGTGCTGCTACTCTGGTGAACCCATCAACTAACATATAGTTTCCACCCATCCATGCTTCTTTAACCACGATAGGAGGGAGTTGTTCGTAACGAATACCTTTCGTAAATTCGTTAAGCAAATCAGTGATATGGGTTGTATCGGTTCCTAAAGATCTTGCTTTGTTTTTCTCGGTTCCACCACCTATATCAATGGTATCTAAATCCAATGCTACTGTTTCAGTATAGGTTCCTGTGCGAAACTTTCTTCTTGCATCCTTACTAGGAAGCAATGAAATATCAGGCACTTCGTTTTTGCCGATTGGTGTATGTGTATGTGTAGACATAGTAATAATAAAAAGTAAACTACTGTTTAAATCAAATCGAACTGCTGTTCAACCGATTGATCATATAATAACAGGTTTACCCTGACTTGTCAAGCTATTCAGAAAAGAAAGACAAAACGCTCTCTGTGTGACTAAGAATCCTCTCTTCAGTCATCTTATAGTATTCCTCATTCATTTCTATGCCAATGAAGTCTCTGGCACATTGCTTGGCAGCAACACCAATAGCACCTGATCCCATACAAGGATCTAATACTGTGTCTCCCACGTTAGAACTCGCCTCTATCAGTCTTGACATTAACTTAACTGGTTTCGGTGTTGGATGATCTTTGTAATGCTCAATGGGGTGTCTCCATACAGCAGACCTACAATGCTCATTGAATGTAGCACCAGACTTCTTTCCATATACACAGTTCTCAATACTCGATAACCATATATGCTGACCGTTCATAGGTGATGGGTTTGTCTTCTCCCATATACAATGCCGTACTGACAGTCCATGTTCTATCAACCTATTGCGTATGTGTGATACCTGAATCGAACCACAGAATATATAAATGCTCCCTGAAGTAACTCTAACAATCTCGTCTATAAACTCATCTAGTGGAAAGGTAATTATATCCGCATGACTCTTATCTAGATTTCTTAATCCACCACTCTCTCGATTTACTTCATCATAAGGTATATCAGTCAACGTCAAAGTAACACTCCCATTATCTAGTGTGGGGAGTATACTCATACAATTATCGTTATGGAGTTTTATATCACTCATGATGACATTATAACATAAAAAAACAGGGTGTCAATCGCACCCTGGTCTTAAGAAAATATAAGGTTTCGCTTACAATCCATACAAAGGTATGTATAATCCATTAAGATTTGACCTTCTACTTAATAAATATTACTTCTTCATCGGCTGGATCATTACTTTGACCAGTAGCTCTTACATAATAAGCAATATTATGAGCAGGGTTTCCATTTCCATCTAGAATACTCTTGCCTGGAGATAATCTTATATCATTATTAAATCTTTGATCTTTAACATTATTGCCCCAAAGAGGATCTGAAGGAATAGACCATCCACTAACAACAGCAAAAGTATTATCAACCTTTACAGAAACTTCAGCAGGAGAAAGTCTAGCAGTTCCAGGTAACATAGTAGAATTACATATTACAGTATTAGTACTATCTTCAAGAGTCCACGCAATTCCTGCAGGATTATATTGCCAATTTAAAGGCATTAAAGTTCCTAGTCTATCTGTTGAACTATTTCTGACCTCAGCTTTTACAGTAACAGTAACAGAAGTTAGACCCGATGGCATTTGAATATCTATATCTGCCTCATGAGTTTCACCAGCATCATTAGAAAAATTATCAACGCCACCATACTCAGAAGTTTCACACTGTAATGTATTATTCCAATACAATCTAGCTTTATTGTCAGACTGCATTCTAAGTTTAAATGTTCCTGGTGTAATGTCTATAGCACCTACTGGTTTTCTATTTTGATTACCAGCATCAGAGAAGGTAAATGTATAAACCTCTTGATGATAAGTATCTAATGGTGCTTCAGTAAAATCATAAGATTTGTATACAGCATAATCTCTCATATATTGAGTCCAATGCTGCTTAACAGCAATATATTCCCAACTTCCATCAGGAAGAGTAGTATCATGGGTATTTGGTACATATGATCTTACCCAACTAGAAACATCTGAAGTACTATCCAATATTTCAATAGTAGCATCAACATCTGGACTTGTAGCATCCTTTAAATTCATACTTAAAAGATCATCACTTATTTGACCTAGATTTACGAATGTTCCATCAGACCCATCACCACTATACCCAGAATTACCACCGTTACTAGTATTAGTATTATTAAGGTTATTCCAATTTAAAATATATTCACCATGTGGTAAACTTAGAGTTATTTCTCCTACTTTACTACCATCTAGATTTCTTTCTAAAGTACCTTCAACCTGACCATTTAGATCTTTAATTTGGACACTTGAAAATGGAACATTATCAAAATTTGAATCCCGATCAAAATGTACCGTTTTCATTCTGAAAGTAAAATTAGAATTTGGTGGAGCAGTAACCATTAATTTCATTCCAGTATAGTTAAATCTCGCATAACTTGGATATTTTGTTATTACTACATCTGGTGGATTAGGATTTGGTAGAGGTTGAATTGTTTGATTCGTTCCATCGCATTCTCCATCATATTTTCCTTTAAGAGTATTTCCATTTATAGTTCCTTGTGCTAGGAATGGAGATCCACAAATTGCTGGTCCACCATTTCCAGCATCACCAGTTTTCCCATCTGTGTTTCCACCAGGTCTTCCCCAATCACCACCATCACCACCTTTACCACCATCACCAGCAGGTCTACCACCACTTAAACTACCAGAACTACATGATGGTGCAGTTCCATCAGTTCCATCAATTCCATCAGTTCTACTCTGATTATATCCAGAACCATTTCCACCAGCACCACCAATACCTTGAACTGGAGTACTAGAACTACCATAATCAGCAGACGCATCTCTAGAACAAGTTACAGATTGACTGTATGCCCTAACTGTTTGTTCTCCTGTTACTGGATCTGTTCTGAAAGCACATGGAGAAGAATCACCAGACCATCCAGAACTATCCCATCCTGCAGGACAACCTGACGATAAAACATATCCACCACCAGAATCTATAGGGCAGAAACTCATTGTCATTGTTTGTGTCCAAGATTCTCCACAACTTCCTGCAGCACCTGGATCACCCATACCTCCAGATTCACCACCTCCACCTCCACCCCAAATTTTACCATTTGAGTCAATGTAAACAAAGGTTGTAGCTCCAGTATGTTTAATCTTTAAGGCAGTTCCACCATGTTTACCTGGATCACTTGTTCCCTGTGCTCCTGTTGATCTATATCCACCCAATCCTCCAGATCCATATATCTCACCATTTACATAAATTAGAAAATTATAGACTGATAGCGATGGTTCTACTAAACCAGCTCCTGGTAGTTTATCAAACTCACCACTCACCAAAGATCCTTGAGATCCGTTTGTTCCTATAGAATCTGAATAGCATGTTCCATTTATAAAAATTGCTTTCGCAACATTTCTGATTAAATTACCATCAGATCTACTAGTAGTATCTCTATGATTTCTATTATCCCAATCAATACCCTGAGAACCAGACCATCTACCCATACTATAATTTTGATATGTACCACTTTCAAGAGTGGCATAATATCTTTTAATTGATCCTCTAAAAGATTCTATACTAAGGTTAGTTCCATTACCAGAAAATGTTTTATTTGTTCCAGAATAATCATCACCAGCTATCTTAGCAGTTGTTTTATCAGATTCAAATTCATTTTCAGTAGCATTTGGAACATTAACATTAGTTTGAGTATCATCAGTATTTCTAAAATAATCAGATGCTCTTACGGGATCTCCAGTCTGATATGGAATATCTTGAAAATATCTACCAATATCACTAAACTTAATTGGATTACTTCCTACAAAGTAAGGTCCAGCAGTCTCTATTGAAGTATCTCCAGTAGCATGGACTCTCTTTATATTATCGGGGAATGTTTTTTGGTTATATGTCAACTAATTATCCTCTATGTTAAAGCATTCCAAGATGACCCATCATAATATTGTATTTGAGATGTTGTACTATTCCATATTACTGATCCTGGTTCCAAAGCAACCAAATTACCCCTCTGAGTACTAGTAATTTGTGGAAGTTTCATAAATCTTGTTATTGGTATTCCTGCTCTTGCGAAATCAGCACCAGAAGTTGCTATAGTAGTTCCAATTCCAACACTTCCCGAAGCAGAAATAGAACCAGAAACAGTTAAAGTTGATGGAGTAACATTAGTTCCTATACCAAGAGCAGAAACAAATGCTCTACTAAATTGAGCATCTATTGCTCCTGCTTCAATAATATTTTCACGACTTGTTCCGATAGCAATCGCATTTGTTTCTACTGTATTGAAAACATCAAGTTCAAAGAAAGTAGATATTCCAGTTTGATTGTATATTGTAGTCTCAGTTATTACGTCTGGATATGATATGTTGCCACCAATTAAACTACCACCATCAATTTCTAAATTACCAACAACCTTTACACTTCCAGTAAATGTAGATACTCCAATTACATCTAATTGTACCTTTGGATCTGGATTGTTTATTCCTAAATGTCCCTTATAGGAAAGTGTCATTAACTTAGAATTTCCTTGACCATATATCCAGTTGAATCCTCCAGTATTGATACCAGTAAATGCAGCAGCATGAATATATGAATTAAAATCACCAAGATCTCCATTAACTAATTCAAATGATTTTGGAGTAGATCCAAATCTCATATAAGCAGTGCTTTCACCAATACTAACAATACCATTATAATTTTGACCTAGAGTTATTTCTGCACTCTCTTTACCAACAATCTCAACTGTTGAAATTCCAACTGAAGAAATCTCAAGAATCTTCTGAGGATTAGATTTATCTGTTCCTATTCCTAGTTTATTATAAACCTGTCCTGTTGTTATAGTTGTAATCCCAAGATTAGAATTAGTAGAATCTAATCTAGTAATTGTTCCTATACCCGTCGTTTGTATATTTGTAGAATTTACTTGAGTAATTGTAGATACTCCACTTAAAACATTACCAGTTATATTACCTTCTATACTTGTAGCAGTAAGAATACCAACAACATTTAAATTATTAACTTGTCCAGTAGAATTAGTAATAATAGAATTACCAACTAACTGAGCACCAGAAGATGCTTGATAATATAATTTTTGAGGTGTACCTTCTGAAATTATTATTTCTAAATATGATCCAGCAGTTCCTTCAGTACCAACAAATGAAACCTGATCAGAATAAACCTTAGTAGCTGCTTCATCATAATATAATCTAAGTGCGTATGAAGTATTACTACTATCACTTATATCAAATCTATAAGTTCTACCTGCGGTAAAACTTAATGTCGGAGACTCTCTTCCATCAATATAATATCCTTTAGCATTACCTTGACCAGAATATCTGTGATTAACAGTCTTATCAGCAACAGTAACATTTAAAGTTGTAGTTGCTCCATGAGGATAACTAATAACACTTACACCATCAATAGAAGATGTTGTTACTATTCCAGTTACATGAAGATTTGATGTAGTAACAATACCACTAGTATTAATATTAGTTGATTCTACCTGTGTGATATTAGATTGAACACTTGTAATATCACCAATAACACTTCCCTTAAATGTTGTAGCAGTAACAACACCAGTTGCTACAATACCACCCTCAGAATTAATACCAACTCCTTTCTCAAAGGCATTTACGTTATTATTACCACCAACTTGAAAATCATATCTAGGATCATCAGTTGAAACACCTACATTACCTGCAGAATATATGCTAATAAATCCCAATCCAGCATCTTTATCAACCCACTGAGATGTTGGAATATTTTGTAAGTATTGCCCATCCCCATAATAAGTAACTAATCCAGATACACTTTCAGCAGTTATAATACCAACAGGACTTCCTATATTAACACCTGATCCACTAACAGAACCAGTCATACTGGTATTCTCAACTGTTAAATTAGTTGCTGTAATTGAAGTGAAATTAGCATTTATACCAGTTACACTTCCAGATGTCTTTATATTACCACCATAAACTTCCAATAGTTCAGTAGGAACTGTAGTTCCTATACCAACTGCTCCTAATTGATTAACGACTAAATTATCATCGTCAACTTGAACACCACTACGGAAATTAAATGATTTCTTGATATTCGCCATCTGAGATATGTTTTTTACTATTTATGAGTTAGTTTTGTCTTTATTTCTTGAACCTCAGATCATGCTCTAATCCTTCAAGTCTATCAGTTAATTCCTTAATTGCTTCAACTAGAAGAGGAACAACTTTTTCATAAGCAACAGCATGAGTACCATCTTCTCTGATAGTATGTAAACCAGGAAGTCCCAGTCCTTCAATCTCCTGTGCTATCAAACCAGTGTCCTCTTTACCTTCTTTATTTGAAGAAGAATTCCACACAAAAGTATTACCACTAATTGAAACAATTTTTTCTAGTGGATTCTTAATAGGTGTTATATTATTCTTCAATCTATGATCTGAAGCAGTGAAGGCAATAATATCCTGAGTAACATCTAACTGTCCAGTAACACTAACTCCTCCATCTAAAGTTTTTAATCTATTTCCACCATTAAACATCAACTCTACTGCGGTTGCACCTACAGTGTTTAATGCTCTTATTGCAACATCAGAACCAGCATAAAGTTCAATATGCTCACCAGTATTAGTTCCACTCTTAATTTTGAGTGTTCCTGTATTATTTGTTAGGAATGAGTCTGTGGCATCATGGAACAATTCCATATCCCCATCATCACCAAATAATAGTTTGGCATTATCAGGTAAATTTATTCCACTTGTTGCTGTAATCGTACCAGCTACGTTGAGTGTGCTGCCAAGATGTGTAGCACCACCAATACCAACTCCACCTGCTACTCTAACAGCACCAGTAACAGTACTTGTTGAATCTTCATTATTTAAAACACCTAATTTTCCACAAATATTGAGGTTTTTACCAATACTTGCTCCACCTTTAACTTGGAGAGCACCTTTTAATGTTGATCCACATACTATATCACTATAGTTTGATTCTGATTCAACATCATCATTGTTTATGTAAACAGTATGACTGGTTCCAACCTTTATTGTTTGAGATTGAAGTAAATTGTTAAATCTACTAATACCATTAAAGGTTACAGGACCATTGAACTGAGATAGAATCTGTTTAGAACTACCACCTTCAACAAGTAATCTCTCTTTAATGATTACTTCATCAAATACAACACTCAACTTACTTGGATCTTCACCCGTTACAGTTGGAATTGGAATATCAAATGTAGTTTGCTGTCCACTATCTGCTGAGATCTTAGTGTTTCCGATATAGAAATCACCCTTATCATTCATACCTGTGTAAACAACAGTACCACAAGAAGTTTCTTGTGACTGTGCTAAGAACTCTTCTCTTTCAGTAAGAGTTCTATCAGATATTTGAGGAAGACCAGTTGAATAGTTACCTGGACCATAACCAAGATATTCAAACGTATGACCAGATGCCCTTAAGATAGAAGGTCTACGAACCTCCATTGCTATAGGTTTAATCTTTTTAATTATAGATTTATTTTCATGCTCTTGTATATTTGATCCTAAAACACCTCTAATAACAGATATCTTATCATTTGATGTACCACCGAGAACATTCTTGTTCACCCTCATTATCTCACTATCAATCTGAATATAAGATCCTATTGGGAACTTAGTCTGTATTGATTCTTGAACTGTTGTATCAAATGTTGGTTCATCATATAGATTTACCTTAAATTCAGAAATACTAGGAGCAACCAACTCATTAGTAATCATTACATCATGATCACCAAGAGATAATGATCTTACACCAAGATTTTCTGCAGACTTACCAGAAACGGCATCATGAGCAGATAATCCATGCTTAAGGATATACTTAGCGTTAGCAACTAATCCTGTTGTTTCTCCAGTTGTAGCACTAAAAACATTATATGCTGTTTCTTCTTCTACAACAAAATCGCCAAGATTTTCATATGTGGCACTAAGTATTCTAAACTTATTACCTTTCAACATACCATGTGCTTTGACAGTGGTAAAGGTAGTTGATTTAGTTAATCCACTTCCAGACTCAGTAGGGGCAGTACCAGAACTAACCTCTGCAGCAGGACCCATATCAATAATTTGCTGTCCAGTGTAGATAGTATCAGCACTACTCTTATGAACAGTTATTGATTTCTCACTTGATACTTCATTAATCATGAAATATCCATCAGTAGCTGTTGTAATACCAGTTACTTGGACATAATTATTAGTAACAGAAGCAATATGCTTTGCTTCTAAAGTAATATATTGAGATGGTGTTCCTTTTAATCCACCTACCTGTGAACTATCAAAGTATAAAGTATCTCCAACTTTATATCCAGCACCACCATCCTGTATTTTAATACTATCCGTTATTACTTGACCAGTATTCTGAACAATTCCAGCACTAGTAACTTTTACTTGAGCCGTTGCTCCTTTCCAATTAGCAGATGAAGGTTGTGATTGATCATCAAATAGTTTAATATTTTGATATGGAACATTAGGTGTACTATTTGTAAAAGTACCAGTTCCAGTTACTGTTCCATCATAGAATCTAATACCATTTAATCCATGAGATCCATCTAATGCTATAGAAGTACTATTTGCTGAATTATTAGCAGATGTAATAACATTAGATACCCCAAATGTTGATAAGAATATGTTAGAAGTTTCTCTAGTAATACTCTTCTTAAGATCATTGGTTACTACAGAACCAATTGGTTCAAGTTTTGCATATGTTTTTGCTTCCTGTGGGTTGTCTTCAGGATTATCTCTATCATGTTGTGGATAAAGATCAGTGATACTCTGATTATACTTCTTAAAGGCAAATACACCATCAGCACTGTTGTTACCATTCAATACGAATAGATGGTAAATACCATCCTGAACTCCCTCTTCATAAGAAGTAATTACTTCAGATCTATAAACATATAGATTCTCTCTCGTATCGTTCCTTTCAAATCTTGGAAGAGTAACCGATCTGACATTTGTTCCATCACCATCATTAATATTAATAGTTCCAACTACAATATCAGCACCTGTAGGAGAATAACTATCAATTAGTTCAACAACTTTATACTTAAAGATTCTATCATTATCTACAGAATCTACAATGAAATTGCCATTAAATTCTTTATCAGATACACCAGTAGGGTTAGTTGATGTAGTGACATGCTTAACAGTAACTCGGTTTCCTACTTTTAAACCATGAGATTTATCAGATCTAACAGTTGCTATCTTAGTGTTATTATCATATGATATAGTTGTTATGAATCTAGGATTCTTCTGGAATTCATAATCATTAACTGTTAGTATTCCAGTCGGATCATTCGGAATCGTAAAATCAGTATTAGCAACAGCACCAGTAGAACTTGATTCTTGAAGGATAAATCCATCTGTTGGATCTTTAGCACCTTTAATCTCTTTAGGTATTACATATCTAACCTTATAAAGTTTCTCATCTAAACTTCTATCATCAGTTCTTCTAAGAATATATGGAATAGGTACATTATCATCATCACTAAAAGTATTATCTTTTAAGACAGAAGTAATTGTATCTCCAGTTGTATCAATATGAACAAACCATCCACCATTTTCTGTAGTTGTTGTTTGAGAACCAGATAATCCTCTAGTAATAGAATATGTTGCTTCATCAAACTGAACTGGATGTCCAAGATCTCCAGGATTCTTATCAGATACTCTACTAACAATGTTAACTGTACCTTCTGCTACAGTAAATGAAGTTCTAATAAATTCTGGATTAGTTAACTCAGCATTTGCTCTAGAAGAAGCAATTCTAATCTCATTATTAGCCAAACCACTATTAGAAGCATCACTAGTAATAGCATAATATACTTTGTGAGCATCTAATCCTTGAGGTAACTTACCACTATCAGATATTATTCTTATTGATTCACCATTAGCAAGATTATGTCCAGTACTTATTGTATACTTTGCAGGATTAACATTAGTTTCTGGATTTGAATGAAGTGCTGTATATGATTTCTCTGAAGTATCTGTTGTAGCAGTTAATGCCCCATTAGACATAACAATAGATGCTTCATATGGAGTAGCACCAGATAGATATAACTTTTCACCTTTCTTAGCACCGATTCTAAATCCCTGAGCAATTGCTGATGGTGGCGAGAACTTATTTTTATTTCCTAATAGATATAAACGTCCTGGATAAGGTACACTATTATTAGGAGAATTAAGTATCTGAGATATTGCTGACTTATCAAGTTGAAGCCAATCAACAGCATCTTCTTTAGTAACAATCGCTCTTGGAGTAATAATAGAAGTTATAAAACCTTTATTATCTTTATCAAACGATTCCTTCTTAAATCCATCAGCACAAAGAGCAAACTGACCGAAGTTAGAGTTAGAGTTAGTAACTGAGGCATCAGCACCAGATAACATATTGAAATGAGTATGATATCCGATAGCGAACACAGAAACTATCTGTATAACAGCATCATTAGAAACTTTTACGTGAGTTGTTTCCCATTCTGGTCTATAAACACAACCAGAATCTAAATGAAATACCTGATCTATATTCGTAGAAGATGATTTGGATGCTAGTATCTCACCTCTTTGAACAGCAGGTGTTAATCCCACATATTCTCTACTAGTTTTGTTAAACTTAACAAAAGAACGATCATCTTTCTGTAGTGATACACCAGTAAACTGGGCAACAACCATAGATTTGAAACCAGTTGCTTTATTACCATCAGCATGCATACCCTGCATACCCCAAACTGATCTTAATGAACAGTTAAAGATATATGGTGAAGCACCTGTTACAGTATCAGTTTCAACTAGAACTTCAGCATCACCAAAACCTAAACCAGAACTAGGACCAGCAGGTAGTGTTGATCTTACAAACGGTAATAAGTAGGTAAACTTAGTATCACTAATTACAGTCTTAACTTTTGTGGATATATTATAATCTAGAGCACTAACTCCCTTAATTTTTATAGGAGTTCCACTACTAAAGTTATGAGGTAGTTCTGTAGTAACAGTTACAATGTTACCAGCAGTAGCACCATCACCAGAGATAATATTACTAATAGAAAGAGGATCTGTAGCAAAAGCACCAACTATTTCAAATTCAGGTCTTACTGGAGCAAAATCATCTGGATGTGTAGGGAATTTAAATCTAACTTCTCTAGTAGATGCTCTGTTAAATGCGTTTGATAACTTACTATAGTATACTTGTAGATCAGTTAAACCATAGTCACCAATAACATTAACACCATCAGCATATTCAAAACATGTTAACTTATGGTGTGAGAATGTAGGTTTAGATCTATTTGTTAATCCAAAATCAGTATTATCAGTATATACTGTAGTATTTTCATCACCATCAAATAATGTAAACTGCCAGAAGTAACATGTACCAGTTATCTTAAATACTGATGAATCTGGAACATTGGGATCTGTTGGGTTTGGAACATACTTAGGTCTTATTTTTGTCTTTCTTAAATCTAGTCCAACTAATGAAGTTCCACGAGGAATAACAACTCCACCATGAACACTGTTAAACTTATAAAGTATATTATTTTCCTGTGTTAAATCAAAATTTGAATTAAGAGTTAATCCAAAAGTTTCTGTTGCTCCTTCAGTCAATGGAGCTCCGTTAACAGAAGTTGCTGGTACTGCTCTAGCATCTCCTGCTACAGTTTTAATACCATGTCCTGGTCTATTATCAATTAAATGTTCACCAGGAAAACATAATATAGTTGTCTTCTCAACAATATCATTATCGTTTCCTTCAATATATGAAAATCTTGCTGATTCTATTAATGCCCTCTGAATAGTCTTGAACGGTTTTGTTAACGAATTACCTTCGTTTTCAATACCGTCTGTCGCATCAAGGTCATTTGGATTTACATAAAGAATACGTCCTTCAGTGTTCTTTATAAAATTCTCTAACTTATTTAAAGGCATCTTCTTATACTTCTGGCCAAAAGATTTCTATGTTTCTATTTAGCTGCGATTAATTCACTGTTATCTCAGCATATTCAATAATACTTGAGTCTGCTTGGTTAGTGACTACTTCCAACACATCCATAAATTGTTGAGTTGTTTCACAATTGACATGTCTAACTTCACCTTGATCACTATAAAGTTTGAATCTTTTAGAACAAACATCAATGATAACTTTTTCTACAAATGTTTCTGGATCCATAATGGTTAAGCGTGATCAACATAATACCAAGTAACTGCTATCCTTTTTTTACCACTGATCACTTCCTGACCAGCATGAGGATAACACCAATTAGATGGAAACATTATAGCATATCCTGGTTTAGGTTTCAACGCTGCGTGTATAAATTCAGTTCCACCACCTTCAAATCCTTCATTTAAATACAGTATAACACTTATTTTTCTTTCATATTCAATTAATTTCTTATCAGTAGCAGCATCATGATGAAATATATATTTTTGTCCTGGTTGATATTCCAATACTTGTATTGACTCTCTCCAACATTTAGTTCCTACTCCACAAGGAACTGGATAATATGAAAAGTTTTTATGTATTGAAGAAACTTTTTTATAGTAAGACTCTAGACCAGAATTAATACGTTGATGTAATAGAATAGTTCCTTTGGTATTATCATCCAATGTTAATCCACTACTCGATCTAATATCATTATTAACATAGTTTTTCCCTACTGCTGAAAAAACCTTACAATCACTAAACTCTAAGGTATCAATATAATCATTGATATATTTTAGTTCATTTGGTTCTAAAATTTTTATAAGTTGTATCAGATCATTCATAATGTATACCAATAATATTAATTAATTACGAAGGTTTTGTCGGCCAACTAGAATGTGTAAAGTCATCTGCCATTGCTTTTGCAGTTAGATTAGAATCTGCTGCTATAGTTGCTGGAACATCTCTTAGTCCCTGACGATATGTTGCCCACTCAGTTTTTTTACTAGAACTCAATGGAGAATCATTACCTTGAGTCCAATCAGACTGAATTAACATAATATTTCTATAATTCTTTACTTCATCCAAATGATTTCTTGCTGCTTCCGCAGCATTAGCAATCGCAGTTTTTTCAGAAGCATGATCTGTAATTGCCTGAGAATATATTCCCAAACTAGTAATCTTATCTTGTCCTTTCTCTGCTTCTCGTCTATATTCTATTATACCTTCACCACCATTCTTTTCACTATCCCATTGAACCGCCCATACATTAGAAGGTATCCATGAAATATCAGTGTAAGTAAATTTAACAGCCTCGTTATCCAAGATAATCATATTATCTTCGGCAACAATCGTTAACTTAGTCATTTTCTATACCTCCACTTATGTTTTTCATTTCTCTTGGTTGACTTAATTTCTGTTTCAGTTCTTCTTTATATATCTCCTGTGCCTGTAAACTGACTTTTACAGATTCATTTCTAAAAGATTCTATAGCAGCACCAGTTTGTCTTTGCATTTGAGTATTTTCAATCAACATCATAGGAACCCACTTAACAGCACAGTCCCATTCATCAACTTCTTGACCAGTTTGAGGATTCATACCACGAACTTGAGTGAACCAAGCACATTGTAAACCAATACAATCCTTTTTAATTAAAGGACAATATTTACCAGATTCAATTTTCATAATAAATTTAGTCCTTAGAACATATTATAACATCAACATACTGAACTCGCAAGTCAACAGTACCAGAACTACTGACAGATATGCTATCACTGAAAGTGTGACTGTGATCGCTAGGAGAACCACTACCAGATCCAGAGAAGGATGCACCACCATGTTGGTGATTTCCTAATGGATGTAAGTATATTGCGTGATGGTGAGATTGGTTTGAACCAGTACTAGAAACACTAGGAGTTCCTGAAGAACCAGCATTTAAAGTATCTGTAATACCATACTGACCACCAGAAGTACCAAGAGGAGCATGATATGAGTGAGCGTGAGCCGCTACTTCTCCACTGTACATAACATGATCATCAGTTACTACATTCAGATATTGGGTTGTAGTAGGATTACCAGTATTTCCTGTAGTACCACTAACACTAATAGATACAGATCCAGAATTATCACTACTTGTAGATCCACTAGCACTTCCAGATCCACTAACACTTATAGATTGATTAGAAAACACACTAGTAAATGAATTACTACCGCCGCCACCACCACCAGAACCACTTACAACTCTGAGTGCTTTATTATTATTTGATGTTTGTTTTGTCCATCCAGTAGGAGCACTACCCTGAACAAATAACATAACCGATCCAGAAGGAACACCAGCAGGACCTGTACCACCAGGAGTTCCTGGAGTTCCATCATTACCATCATCACCATCCGTACCTGGAGGACCAGGAGGACCAGCAACAGTAGAAGGAGTTCCATCATCACCATCTGTACCTGGAGGACCAGGAGGTCCTGCTACACTAGAAGGGGTTCCATCATCACCATCTGTACCTGGAGGACCAGGAGGACCAGCAACAGTAGAAGGAGTTCCATCATTACCATCATCACCATCTGTACCTGGAGGACCTGGAGGACCAGCAACGGTAGAAGCAGGACCTGGAGGACCTGGAGGACCAGCAGGTCCTTCATCTGTTATAGAAATAGTTCCCGTCATACCACCATGATATTGGCAGATATAATAAAGAGTACTTGGTGCATTACTAGGAACAGTAAAAGTAATTACACCTGATTGAGTTCCATTATTTGTTATTCCACTAGTATATGCGTTTCCAGTTCCAGTGGTTGCAGATGTTTTAATCCAAAATGGATGTCCACTAGCACTTACTGTAAAGGTATACGTAAATCCTCTTAATAATTCTACGGTTGGATTACTACCTACACCATCAATAGTATATGAACTTGCCCCACTATTAACTACATTAAAATTTCTTGCTCCAGAAAGTCCTGTTGGACCTGGAGGACCTGCTACAGTTGAAGGAGTTCCTGGAGTTCCATCATCACCATCTGTACCTGGTGTACCTGGTGTACCTGGAGGACCAGCAACGGTAGAAGCAGGACCTGGAGGACCTTCTCCACCTGGAGTTCCATCATTACCATCATCACCATCCGTACCTGGAGGACCAGGAGGTCCAGGATTACCTATATTACCTTGATTACCTGGAGGTCCACCAGTATTACGGAATACAGATTCTGTTTGTGGTATATCTGTTATCTCAATCCATCCCTGATTACCAACATAGACTGCCATGTTGAAATAATAATCTCCAGAAAGAGATCCCATATCTCCATCCTCTCTTAAGAAGAAAGTTGGAGCACTATCTGGACGAACTGGATCAGCTCTATTAAATGTTCCACCTACACCAGAAGTATAAACATACCATTCCCCTTCACTGTTGCCATATTCATCAATACTCTTCATCCACACCTTACGCTGTGGCATATCAATCACAACATGATGATTATTACTCCAATTTATACTGGATAATTTTTCTGTTTGAGCATGAGTAGTCCAATCAAATCCCTGATTCATTACAATATTATTACTACCATCACCCATTCCTATCCAATTATCATTTGGATGATTGGAATTTAATGCTGTATTAATATTACCACCACTTATTGCAGTAACACCTTCAGTTCCTATTGTATTATCATCACTTATATACCATCCCCAATGACCACCAGATGCATTGGCATGTATTCTAAATTCATAGATTGTATCGTTATCTAATTTCTGACACTTAATATCTCTATGATCATTAACTACACCAGCATAATCACATCGTGTATCATTTTGCGTATAAACCCAACCACTTGAAGAAGCTGTTTTATCTATTGTTGGTTTTATTCCAATCGCAGTCGCTTGACCTGGAGCACCAGTAGCACCTGGAGGACCAGTAACTGAAGGACCTGGAGGACCTGGTACGGTTGAAGGAGTTCCATCATCACCATCTTGACCTGGAGGACCAGGAGGACCATCTGGACCTGGAGGACCAGCAACGGTAGAAGCAGGACCTGGAGGACCTGGGTTTCCATCATTACCTGGAGTTCCATCATCACCATCTGTACCTGGAGGACCTGGAGGACCAGCAACGGTAGAAGCAGGACCTGGAGGACCAGGAGTACCTGGGTTTCCATCATTACCTGGATTTCCATCATTACCTGGAGCTCCATCATCACCATCAGGACCTGGAGGTCCTGGAGGACCACCTGCTGGACCTGGAGGTCCTGGAGGTCCTTCTCCACCTGGAGATCCATCATTACCTGGTGTGCCTGGTGTACCTGGCGTTCCTGGATCACCTCCAGGTCCAGGTGCTCCTGGATCGGGTATTCTTCTCCAAACACTACCATCCCATTTCCATACAGCTATACCAAAGGTATAGATCTGATTAATTGTAGGATTAGCAGGAAAATTTATACCCATATTATTACCAAGGTAATGTTTTATTTACTTCAGCAGGTGCTGGAGGATTCTTCTTAGATTCTATCCACGCCTCTGCATTTGTTTTTGTATCACTGGCAGCAAGTTCGTCTCCTATCCAACTCTTAACAACAGTCTCTGTTAGACTACCATATGCTACGAATCCAGTAGCAGATGTTCCACCAGAAGTATTTACAAAATAACTATCATTAGTTGTTTTTGTAAGATTTAAAGGATCCGAATCGTCAACAGAGACAGTTTTGATTGCTACTTGCGAAACAACATCTGTTCCATCGTTTAATACTATTAAATCACTAACAGTTTCGGTATGAGTAATTGCCATATTTTAATACTCCATAGCTACAATAGACGAACCTTTTAAAATTCTAAGAGGATTTTGTGGACTATCATTACCTTGATTGACATGTTTTGCATAAACAGCATAGTAAAGTGGATTTGACGCTGAAAAAGAACTAGAAGTAAGACCAGCATCAGGGCAATCAAGAGCACCAAACATATTAATCATTAAGGTTTGAGCACTATTCCCAGACTGATTATATAGATCAGTTAGTGCTAATTCAGTACCAAGTTGACTCCAACTACCATTAGCATATCTCATAAGTTTGAAATAGACATCTACCCAACCATCTTCATCGGTATCATTATAAATTCCATAAGCAAAATTCATATTTGCCCGAACTAAAATATTATTGCCTGAGTCTTTAGTAATAGCACATTGTAGAATATTTTTGTAACTATTATTTGAAAAACTGCCATCATCTGATGATCTTACATAAGTCTGTACATTAACACTAGCAGATCCACCACCACCAGAAGAACCATTTTGTGCTGCTGTTATTCTACCTTGTTGGTCAACAATAATATCAGCATTTGTATAAGTTCCAGGAGTTACAGCAGTATTATCCAAACTCATTGTAAACTCATACTGATTTTGAACGCTATGAGTTAAACCAGTTCCAGCATTAAACTTAACACTATAATCAGTCGCTGATTCGGCAAAACCATCAGTATTTTCTGTTCCATTTAATAACAGATTGACATTTCCACTACCAGCATTAGAAACAGACCAAGTATAAGTTGTATCAGTGCCACTTGGTTCATCCTCCCATGTAAGAGAACTACCGTTAGATTTTAACCACTTATTATTACTATGTGAACTAGGTGTATCAGAAAGATCGGTAAAAGCACTAGCACCACCGCCACCAGCTAAGGATGATAAATTAACGCTGACTGTTCCACCTTCAGCCCTAGTTAGAACTAATTGATTAGAACCATTTAAAGTTCCAGAAGTTACATAATCATCAGTTCCTTCTGCGTATCTACCATCAAGATCGACTGTAACGCTACCACCTTCAACACGACCTAATGTTAATACACCACTAGAAGTGTTGAATGAAGCACTATTAACATAATCATCAGTTCCTCCACCACTACCACTATCAGCAGAAATAGTAAATCCACCATTACCAGTATTATTAATCTTTATATTAGTTCCAGCAGTTATAACAACTTCATCATTATTTCCTGTAGAAGGATCTAATATAATTTTTCCTGTACCTGTTCCAAAAGATGTACCATCGGTTCCACCACCTTTAAGTTCATATGTTGTACCAGTTATTGTTGATAAATCTTGAGTAAGATCTGGTAATGTTCCTGTAAAACCCAATGTTAGAGTATTGCCACTCAAACTAATCTGGTTTACGTGATTATCAGTATCAGTATCATCATACATATCTTCAACAACTAAATCAATAGTTCCATCACCATCTTCATAAGTTGCTGTAATTCTTGTTTCAGTATTACCAGAGAACATTGATCCAACAATATCTTGAATCTGTTCTTGAGTAAATCCACTTCCACCACTGGAAACCACAGCCCATTCTAGAGCATTTCCAGCAGCATTTACTCTTAATACTTTCTCTGCGTTTCCTGTTCCAACACCAAAATGAGTTAATTTACCAGCAGAATCATCCCAAATTACAACTGCATCTTCTTGAGGATCATCAGCACTCAATGTAGTTGGATTTCCACCAAGATCAAGTATATCTTGAACAGAAGCATTTAATTGAAGAGGAGTAGAACTACCACTAGTTGCTGATGTTATTCTACCTTGAGCATCAACAGTAATACTTGTATTTGTATACTGTCCAGCAGATACAGATGTATCTTTAAGTTCATCTGGTCCGACTGTATCATCATCTATCGTCCATGTAGATCCAGTATTAGATACTGTAATATCTCCATAATCAGCATCGGAAATAGTAGCAGTTCCTGAAGAAGCAGCAATAGTAAATCCACCTTCAGTTACATTACTAAAGCTAATATTAGCACCTGCTGTAATTAGAACATCATCATCTGTTCCACTAGAAGCATCTAATTTTAGATTAACATTATTACTTACTAGATTTGACTTTAACTCATAAGTTATAGCAGTAGGAGAATCAGCAGCATTAATTCTAAAACCACCACTACTAACTAAGTCTATGGTTATATTGTTACCTGCTGTAACTAAAATATCATCATCGGTTCCTGTAGAAGGATCTAATCTAATAATAGCATTATTGCCAGAATCAACAGAATATAAACTATAGGTTGTATCATTTCCTGCTGTATCAGTAACAAATTCTAACCCATTACCAGCAGCATTAACCTTAACAACTTTTCCAGCATCTGCCTGAGATCCAGCATATTGTGTTGGAGTATCATTTAAATCTATAAATGAAGTAGCACCACCACTACCACTTGCTGTTGAATTAATAGTAAAACCACTATCAGTTACATTCGTGAATGTAATATTATTACCTTTTGTTATCGTAACAATATCATCTGTTCCTGTAGAAGGATCTAATATTAATTGGACATCATTGGCACTAGATGCTGATTTAAAATCATAGGTTGTATCAGTATCTTGAGGAGCATCAGTCCATTCAATTGCGTTTCCAGCAGCATTTACCTTTAACCACTTACCAAAAATAAAACTACTTGGAGTATCAGATAATGCTAAAAATGCTGAAGCACCAGGAGTTCCTGGATTACCTGGATCTCCTGGATCTCCCTTATCTCCATCAGGACCTGGAGGACCTTCTCCACCTGGATTACCAGTAAGACCTGGTCCACCTGGTGGACCTGGAGGACCTGGAGGACCTGCGTTTACATTACCACCACCAACACTCGCAGTGACCCATTGCCCTGTTCCATCCCCATCAACAAAATATATCATCAGATCACCAGTATCTGATTCCCACCACAATTCACCATGATTTGGTGCGTTTGGTGGAGCAGCATCAATAGTTACAGGTCTAACATCAATCTTGGCCATAATGCCAGGATCACCATTTGCTTGCGGTTGAACAGTTGCCTCAACTGCCGCACCAACAAAATCAAACTGAGTTATACTATTAGAAACACCAACTAAAGTTCCTTCATCATATACACTAATAGCACCTGGAATTAATCCACCACCAGTCGGAACCCAAAATCTTTCTCCAGGTTTACCAGGTACTGTTATAAGTTGGTACTGTTCTCCAGCAGGAACTGGAGGAGAAGTATTAGGATCTCCAAGATTAGGTTCTGCTGAAGCAAGACCAAGATACTTATACCTTTCTGGATCTAATCGATCTTGAGGTTCTCTTTTTACTCTACCACTTAAATACTTTGGCATTATACATTACTATTTTCAAGAACACTAGCAGTAAACTCCATTTGTAATGGAGCAACGAACCCACCAGAATGCGATTTACCAACATTAACTCTTATTTTACCTGTACCACCTATAGTCATTGGTAAATCAGCATTATATGCAGGATCCCCCGATCTAGGATATGGATGTTCTGTAAAATGATTATCCATAGTACATGACATCACAACATGCTCTTTTGCTATTCTTACAGTGTCTCCAGCCAATAATGTATTAGAACCTATTGTTAATACTATTTCTCCATTAGATGAATTATAATCAGCATCAGAAACATTAAATACATCACCTCTCTTAACAATGCCATTAGCATCAGCAGCAACCCAAGTATGAGTAGAAGTATCTGTAGAGGGAGTATTATCTAATACTTGAATATCAAACTTATTGCTATTGGCTTGTGTATTATATACTGCAACCCACTTACCACTGATTGGGTCTGTAGATCTTGGATAAGTTTTATTTTGGCTAGATGCGGTAACAGGACCAACGTCAACTGTAATTGTATTTGATCCCACAGCAGTAATTGCTAATGCCTGATTATATGCTGGATCATTATTGCCACTTACATTAACTTCTCTAGGATATGATTTTATAGTGCTATCATTATCTAATTTACAAGTAAACTTGATTGCTTCTGTAGAAATTGTACAAGTATCACTAGTTGTATAGATATGAGATCCAATAGTCAAAACTAACTCACCAGTCAGAGGTTCATAGGTAGCATTAGTTACATCTTTTTGAACTGGAGTAGAAGCTTCATTTATAATAACAGCGTTTACTGCTGTTCCTCCAGCATAAGTATGTTCTGTTTGACCAGCATTACATGTAAATGTAATGGTATTATCAAGAATCTTAATAAAATCACCATCAGATAATCCATGAGCACCTGTGGTTTGAACAGTCATTACACCCGTAGTAGGATTATATAATGTTCCAGTACCAGCAGTTAATGTAGTCTGTCCTATCTGTGGACTAGTTGTTTGTGTTGTAGAAACTACTTCAAGTGCTCCAGGTAAAGCACGAACAAATCTGTGTTTTGCTGGTTCATATACATGATCATAACCTTTAGAACTACCAATATGAGCAGTAAAAGTTTTAGATGTTCCAACACTATCAACAATACTTACAACATTATATGATTGTTGAGGATCTGGGAATATATTAGTGGTTATTCCTGTACTACCAGTACAAGTGAAATAAATTCCACCCATAGTAACTGGATCATTAACACTAAAGTTATGATTAGCTTTACACATAACTGTGGCAATTCCTGTTGGTTCATCATAGGTAACGCCTGTGATAATACCAACATTCTCCTGAGTTCCTATAATATAAATCTTATCTAATACCAAAGGTGTCTTCTCTAACACCATTCTACCATCAACTAATATAACAGCATCATTAGGTGGAATTTCTACATCCTTTAAAGCTCTTATATCTCTCGTATTTCCAGTGCTTCTTTGTTCTCTTCTCTGAAGAAAAGTAACTGTTGGGTATGTGTTTATTCCCACATTAGCAACTTGTGCATAAAGCAATAGTGAAGTAGTTCCTGTAGGAACTTCATAAAGTTTTTGTGCTCCAGGTGCTACAGGAACAGAAATATTAATAAACTTATTTACTGGTGCTATTGCCATTTATTTCAATGCTAATATTAATGGTGTTAATTGTGCTTGTATTGCTCTATTGAAATCCCTTCCTCGTATTGTAGACGTAGTTTGATCAATTGTCAAACCGTCACCAATTCTAAAATTACCTTTTTGATCCGTACTTGTGAAAGGAACTTGACCACCATTAATGGCAACAACTTCATTTTCTGGAATTGGTTTTCCACCTTGGAATGGGTTAGCTGTATTTAGGTCTGTACCAGCACCAATATATTCAAATGAATGTGAACTGGTAATAATCCTACTCAACCTCACAAACTCAACTGTTACCCCAGATTTAACAGGATATGGAATGAACTCATTAAATGTAACAGTTCCTGTACCAGTTCCACTATTAGCACTATCCGTAGACTCACTTATAGTAAAGTAAATTGGATCCATATTTGCTTCAGCAATTGCCGATCCACTACCAGAAATACTGATTGTTACAGTCTGAGTGGGTAAGAAATTTCTACCACTAGCAATAACATCAACTGATTCAAGAGTTCCATCAGCAGCTACATTAGGAGAAAACTCAGCAAATATTGCTTCTGGACCTTCTGGTAAAGAAGCAGTAACAATTGGTGGAGAAGAAGGACTATAATCACCTGGACTTCCAGCATTAGTAATCTTAATACTCCTAACCAACTGCATTGGTTGAGTTATTTGTGCTGTTGATGCTGTATCATTATAATCACTCATATCTAGATGGAAATAAGCACCCTGCCCATCAAAAGGAGTTCTATAATTATTATCAATATCTTTTATTTGATCTATAATAACAGCATCGGATTCACCATTTATAGCAGTATTCGTGGATCCAGTAAATTCAATATCACCAACACCATCAGCAACTAATCCAAAGTTACCAAAGGATGAGTTAGAGTTTGTTAAATCACATTGTCCACCAGTCTTACATGAAATACCAATGTCACATCCAATAGTAAAGATAGAAACTAACTGAGCATAAGCATTGTTTGTAAGAGAAACACCAATACCTGCTTCATTATATTGTGTAAATGAATCACAAACCATACTCTTAATATCTTGTCCTAGATTATTAGTACCAGTAAAATTGGCATCGGCATGATCACCATTAATCTTCATACCAATACTACCAGTCATAAAGTTAGTACAGTTTCTTACATAAGGCGATCTCCATCTACCACTTTCTCCCTCATTAGCGGGTCCAAGCACAGTGTATCCAGTGACTGCTTGGAAATCTGTTCCAGAACTTATAGATGCTTGAATTGGTGGGAAAGCAACCGCACCACAACCAACATGACCTGTAGCATGACTTGTTCCAGCAAAGTTTAGATTTTCAATTAAACAACCTCTTCTGACATGGAAAACATCTTTTGTTGGATTATCAGGAACAATAGTAACTAATCTTAAATCTTCACCAGTTATAGTAACATCTGTTCTTAAACCAATAGGATTGTTTTCATTATAAACACCAGATCTGATTTTAATTGTATCTCCTTCTTTTGCTATCTCAGCAGCCTTACCAATTGTTCTTACAGCATCACCTTCCAAGAAACCACTATTATTATCATTACCATCTCTTGTCACGTAAATTATATTCTCTGTTTCTACTCCAGATGGTCTCCAAGAAACACCAACACCAATAGAAGATAATCTCCAATCATTCTTACCTGTAGCAGGATTAGGAACAAGATTGTGATAATCAATTAGAGAACTTTCTAATTCTAAAGATCCGAATATCTTCGCATTCAACCCAACATTTAAATTCTTCTCAATACCAACACCACCTTCAGTGACTATAGATCCAGTATCCTTATCTGTTGATTGTGTAGGATCATCAACTGTTACCTTTCCACCAATATGTACCTTCTTAACAACACCTAAACCACCATCCAACTGAACAGAAGCACTTGTAGGACTACTAGCATCAGTAGATTCATTAAATGTTGCTAATCCATCTACGTCAAGTGTATTATTGAGAGTTGTAGCACCGTCAACATCAAGAGTACTATTAAGTGTTGTTCCACCATCAACATCAAGTGTAGCATTTAATGTGGTAGCATCATCTACATCTAACTTAGAATTTAAGAATGTATCACCATCTACCTCTAATTGAGAATCAAATTTAACATTATCAGTAGCATGTAAAGTTCCTGATATATCTAAGTCATATGATGGATTATTATTTTGAACACCAACCTTAGATAATCTAAAGATAGGAGCATTAGGTCCTGTTCCATTATATCCCCAATAACTTTGTGTATTGACATCCACAATCATTGTGGGGTTCTGAGGATTCTGTATAGGAGTTAATGTATCTGTTCCTATACCTAAACTATTAAATTCCTTAAAGTTAATAACTGAATATAACTGAGATTGATTTGATCCACCAGATTGATTAGTTGTTAAAGTGCTTGGATAAGATCTTCCAGCACCCCACATAATTCTAACAGCACCACCAGCACCAGGACCACCAGGACCTTGATGAATTCCACCATTTCCATATACATCTCTATCATGGTATCCCATACCACCACCGCCACCATAGGCTCCACCAATACCACCAGGACCATAAGATACATTTGGCACAGAAGCATCACCACCATCAACACCACCTGATCCTCCACCTCCACCATTACCACCATTATTAGCACTTTGACCACCAGCACCATCAGATCCTAGTCCATATAAACCTACACCTCCTCCACCACCAGCACCATAACCACCAGCTCCACCTTGACCTCCACCACCACTACCAGCAGCAGCAGGATTACCAGTTGCACTCCAACCTGATCCTCCACCAGCTCCATTATAACCACCAGCTCCACCACCACCTACTGTAGTATTTGAGGATCCCTGTCCACCATCACCACCATCACCACCAGTTCCAGTGATTACTTGACCACCTTTACCCTTAGTTAGATTATTAGAATAACTAGCAGAATCACCACCTTCACCACCACCAGCTTCACAAAAATTAGTAACACTATCAGAGAAGAAACTATTACCACCATCTTGTCCAGAATAATTACTATAAGCAGGAACTGGTGCTATTGCACCAGCACCACCAGCACCAACTCTAATAGTATAAACTGTTCCTGGTGTTACTGATACATTATTAGCAAATGCAAGAGCACCACCTCCACCAGCTCGTCCAGTGTAGGTAGTAACATTATTACCTACATTAGATCCACCTCCACCAGCACCAATACATAAAACAGAAACCTGAGTTACTCCAAGAGGACATGTCCAACTATAAAGTCCTGGTGCTGTCCATTCTATTTGACCTACACCACTATTAGTTCCAGATCCTACAGGAACATATGTACCTTCATCCTGTATTAAAATACCTTCTTGATCAATAGGTGATGCTTCTATCCATCTAATACCAGTAGCATCCCTATTTAAATAATAACCATTAACTCCTGGAGAATTAGCAGAATCAATTATATTTCTTTGTATATGAACACTACCATTAATATCAAGTTTTATTATTCCATTCGCATTTGAATCATATAAAGGAACCGTTCCTGGTTCTTCAGATCCTATTCCAACTACACCACTACTATTAACAAAGAATGTTTCAAGAGGAGTATCATTAATTTGAAACTTACCTACAGGTAAAGTTGTTCCTATACCAACTCTACATGGATCTACTGTAACAGTTAAACATTTATTACCTAACCAACTAAGACCTCTAGATTCAAATTGTACTCTTGGTTGGGTAGATCCGATTCCAACATCACCATCATGAGTAACAGAGAATGATGTAGATCCAGCACTAACTTGAAATAAAGCATCTGGTTGTGTAGTACCTATACCAACTCTTGGTCCAAATTGTCCATCATCAGCGTTTTTTGGTTTAGATATGATGGTAACAACCGTTCCACCTACACCTACATTAAGTCTATGCCTTACTGTTAGATAATCCGTATCTATCTCAGCATTTACTCTTACATCACCATTAAAAGTAGCATTATTATTGACAATTAAATCATCAACACTTAATGCTCCACCATCACCACTTAACCCACCAACTAGATCAGCATATAATTTTCCATGAACATATACATCATTACTGAATTCAGTAACTTTATGGAATCTATTTTGACTCTGATCATCGTACTGTGGAAATGTCATGTTGGCAGATCCTCTTGACAATGACTATTAGCATATGCTCTTTGTAATAGACTTCCACCAGATAACTGTCTTATAAAATAATTACCAGTTACTCCATGTCCATGAATCCTAGTTCCATATATGTCAACACTACTACATCCTGGTTCTCCAAGTTGTAAAGTATTGGATGATCTAATTTCAATATCCTCTGCTTCAAGAACTATTTTTCTACCTTTAATTAAAACTTCTCCACCACCTTTAGCAGTAAGTGCTATCTGTCCACCATTAAAAGTACATAAAGTAATACCAACACCACCCTTACCTTCTTGATTACCATATATCTCTATAGCCTTATCATTAAATAATTGAAAATTACCTCCATTCTGGAGTCCCATTATATTAGTATCACCACTATCAGTTGCCCCAAATAAATTATACACCATCTCCCCATTAAGACCCATCTGAGGATTTCCAGCGTCAATCCTAAAATTTGGGCTAAAGGAAATAAATTGCCTCTTTTGCCAGTTTTGTATATCAGAGGGTCTTTCTGCCATATCTTATGTTCTCGTAATAGTTATTTATCTTAACTAATACAATCGATTACTTCTTTGACTTCACCCTGATAAGTTGGTCTAGGTTTTAATGATGGTTTTAGTATAGCACCAGATCCAGTTTCACTTACTATTTTAATCTTAGGCAACTGTTCAACATTCTTTACACTAAACTTTTCAGGATCAGGTGGAGATAATCTAACTATTCTTCCAGAATTATCGATGTAAGGTTTATAAGTATTTCCATCATTATCAGTAAATGAATCTGTTGAAGTATATCCAATACCTGGTTTCACTACAACCACATGATCTACAACATAAGGTGGTTTAGATTCCAATTCTGGTTCTGGAACAGGATAGTTCTCACCTTGAGTAACAATATAAGCATCTGTGACTTGACCATAAGTAGGAGAATCTTCATCCTCATCTATTTCAGTCCTAGCAATCGCACCATATCCTTGTTTACAATCATCAGTAATTTCAATAAATGGTGGTGACTGATATCCAATTCCACCACTTAATAAATCTATTCCAATAATACTACCAGTTGATCCAGCTTCATCATTAACAATAGATCCTAAAATTGCCTTTCCTATTGCTCCAGCACCACCACCACCAAATATCTCAATCTTTAATCCACCACATTTAGTAGGAGGTCCAGCATAACACTCACCAAGAGGACTCTTATTACCAGGAACATTAACACTTGGATTTAAGAAATCAAATACACCCAAAGAACCAGTTGCTATACTTAAACCCTGTGCTCCACCAACTATTCCTCCAGTCAGTCCATCAGCAACATTAGCAAGATCTAGAATAGCATCAACACCAAGATCAATAGCATTTTTAGGTCCCTTACCAACGACCCACTCCTTTATACCAAAATCATATTCTTGCTTTGAATTACACTTAAATATATTACTAAGATTCATTAATTTCTTAGCACCACCCCTTAAAAATCCACCAACATCAAATCCACCTAATAGATCAGTAATTCCACCCAAAGGATTAGCAAATCCTTTTGTTATACCACCAATAATATCATTCATTATACCACCAACAAATTGTTGAGCAACACATTTAGCAAAATTAGTTACATTCTCAGCAATTTTACTCAATAATCCCTTAATTGTATTCTTAAGTGATCCAAGTATTTTCTGACCCACACATGGAATAGCATCCTCTACACCTTGAATCATTGGTATTAATGATGCTTGTGCTTTAGCACCAGCAACTTTAGCTAAATTATCTTTACCAGTGGCAGCTAGAGTAGTAGCATAAGTTGTTTTGTATACTTTATCCAATCCACCCTGTATTTGCCCAACCAATCCATTATCTACTAAATTTTTAGTCATCATACCACTTAATTTAGTGGCACTAGACATCATTTCAGACGCTGCACTATCAAGTCTACCTTTAAGAGCACTACCAGTTAATCCAGATGCTTTTATATCACTTACAACATTCTCCAATTCATTAGATATTTCATTTATAGCACCCTCTGGAGGACCACCAGCAAATGTAATAGTCTGACCTAACTTACTTGAAGCACCTTTTATTTCTCTCTTCAAAGTAGACTTTAATTTATTAACCGTCTCTGGTGGTAATAATCTAGGAGATTCATTAGTTGAAGCATTCATCTCATTAGATTGAATCTTAGTAAAAAGAACATTAGGTTCTTCAATCTTACTTGTAAATCCAGTATATGGTTGGAATGGTCCAGCATAATCTTGAACTGGAGCATATCTTGAACTACCAAGAATACCAAAAATTACAGGAAGTTGAGCATCTTCACCATCCATGAAGAATCCCATAACATTATCACCTGGTGATAATTTAACACTAGTTGCTCTACCACCTTTACCCGATCCAGCAGTTGATGGTAATAATACCTGTGCCCAAGGAAGATCTTCATCTGGAAGTTCTTTTAAACTATGAGGATGATACCCCATAATACGGACCTTTACTCTATTTCCCCAACCAGCACCATTGATTTGATCACCTTGAGCCTTCTCTGGTGCTACCTGACCTACCCACCAGAGTAAACCATCTCTTCCTACAAAATTACTTTTTAATAAACTTTCTTCTATCATTTTTCTTGTGGTCCGAATGTATCTCTAATTAATTCTAATGATGTATAAGAATTTTGAGTATCAAAATGATGACATAATGCCTTAATCATATATAGACCACTCTGCTGTTGATCTATATCAGATCTTTTTTCTCTATCAACTTTAGGAACTTCAACCTTAATAACATCACCAGCTTTCAAATTAGTGTTTGAAGGTATAAGCATAGTAACAACTTGCGTATTAATAAGATTATATCTCATCATAGTTTGAGATTGAACTAAACCTGGATCAGCATTCAAAGCAGTAGAAACACCGACTTCTAAAGTTCCCATATCTAACACAGCAGTTATATTTCTACTCGGAGATGATTTTAATTCTTCTGGAATTTGAGGTTTCTCACCTAAAGCAGTAAATTTTCCAGCATAATCATTATATGTAAACAATCCTTTATCATATGGTGTATATTCAAAGGTCATAGGATTCATAAACATACGATGACTACAAAATGCTCCTTTTCTCAAGTTACCAATCAAATCCTGATTTCTATCAGTTGAGTACTGTAGAATATTAAAATCATTATTAGTCTTAACACTCTTCACAACTTCACTAAAGAAATATTCATATTCAGATGGTTTTTCAGAAACTAAATCATCAACTGATCTATAGTTAAACCCATCTTTTGTTTCAAAGAATACAAATCCTGCGGTAGAATCATCTTCATTCTTAGATTTTGCCGAAACAGATTTAGATGCTAACCAAGTAATAATAGTAAATGGTTTTCTCATATTACCAATAAAACCATACTTATTCTGAGTTTTATCTATCTTCAAATTTTTATTAGTTTTCAAGTACTCTTTAAGAATTTTTTCTACCGAATCTGATATAGCAGAAGAGGGAAACTTTCTACCAATTCTAGAAGTTTCATTCGTAATATTCTCTCTAGAACAAAGATTTAATACAAAAGTTTCTTTACTAGTCTCACTCACAACATTAGTAATACTTTCCACATAAAGATATTTTTCTGGTTCATCTGAAAAATCTAATCCAGGATTTGTTTCACTATTACCAGCAATTTTGAAAGATAGTTGTTCTCCACCCCTTAAAGGCAATCCATTATAAATTGACTGTAGTTTTCCTTCTGGACCTTCTATAGCATCACCAGTACTCTGAACTAATGCCTTAGCAGTTATTACAGGTGAAAATATATTCTCAAAATATTCAAACATAACAGTTTTACCTTTAAGATCAACGGTATTTGATCCGTCTGCTGATCTTAATGTAAAATCTTCATATTGTGATGGATCTTTTGCTGACATTATAAGTACGCTGTTGAAATAGCCTCTACGGCTAACATATATTTATTTGCTTCACGAGAGGAAGAACTCTGAGTCATATTAGATCTCTTTGGAGTTGGTTTTGGTGCTGGTTTACTACCAGAACCACCAGACATAGAAGGTATGAATATAGTTTGTGGTAATCTATTTGTTTTAATCTTCTGATCTATAATTTGTTTAGACTCTTTAGCAATGTTTTTTAACTCAGGTATTATTGTTTTCTCTGCTTGCTGAAGCACATTAAATACTTCAGTAACCTTTTTCTCAATCTTTGGAAGTTCTCTTTTGAGAGACTCTTTCAATTTAGTTACAGTTTCTTCAAATAATTCTTCAGCCTCATCCTCAGTAACAAATCCCTTCTCCTCCTGTACCTGTCTAACAAGAGTGCGATATAATTGATTTGCTGCTTTCTTCTTAGTAAGATTACTCTGTTCTGTATTCGCAATAATTTTTTCTATAAATTCAACACCATAAGTTTTAACACTATCAGCAGGAATAACTGCTTCATCCTTATGAAGATATGCTAATCCATCTTTCTTAACCTTTGATGTTCCATCCTTATACATTTCAAAACCACTATCTTCACCAGGATCTAGTTTAAATTCTTCATTAGTATCTTTCTTAGTTAAATCTTCTTCTTTTGGTGTAGTTTTAGTCCCTTCGACTTCATTTTTCTTTTTATCATCCTCTTTCGGTTTTTCATCTTTTTTATCATCTTCTTTTGGTGGTTCTTCTTTTGGTGGTTCCTCTTCCTCTTTCTCTTCCTCCATCCCCATATCATCTTCAAACTTACCAAGCATTTCCTCTGCTTTATCTAGACCCATTTCGTCAGTCTTAGTCATATTAAAGGCTTCTTGTTCAAGATCCCTACTTAATTTATTGAATCCTAGATTAATATCATTAAAAGTCTCTTGTATCTTTGCTTGCTCATCAAAGAATAATAAATTTTTAATCTGATCAAGGGTCGCAGTAACTGCTCCACCAATCTGACTAAAAATCCCAAATACATCACTGAGAAATCCAGTAAACATACTAACTACTCTTTTAATAAATCCAATTAATTGACCAATTCGTTTTAAAATTGATGGTAAAGTAGTAACTGCCCACCCAATTAAAAGTATACCAAAGAAATCTAATATTCTACCAAGAAATCCTTTAGTACTCCTGAATATATTTTTTTGTAAGAAATTAGTTGGTCCTACAGAACTAGATGCTTCAATCATATCTTCACGATCTTTCCTTCTAATATTCTGTAATCTTTTACTAAAAAATGAAGAATCTTGACGTATTAATTTTCTTTTACCTCTAATATTTTTATTAGTTTGTTGACTAACAAAATTGGATGATTTAAATGCAGATGATAAAGATTTAGAAACATTGGATAATGATTGCCCAATCTTTCTAATACTAACGGTATTCTTAGATAAAAATCTTACTGTTTTCTGCTGTGCCATATATCTATGCTAACGCTGGTGAAATATTAAACATCTTATATGAGATATAAACATGAAGATTTGTTGGATCAACTGCTGCTATCATAGGGTATCCTGTTGCGGATCCACCTTTAACTCCACCCTGTTGTTGATCTCCACCACCATCAGAACTGGGCATTGGTACAACCACTGGAGGTAACTCTGGTTCTTGTCCAATAGATGACATATCCATATCTCTTTTGGATCTTAAATTCTTAATATCCTTTATTTCATTCTTTGGTGTTATTTTTGACTCTAAAGTTTTTATACGTTCTCCATACTGATCATTATAACCATCTAATGCTTTTTCAAATGATTTAGCACCAGATCTTCCAGTACCAAAATCATCTCTTTCTGGTTTTTGTAATTTTATTTCGTTGAGTAAATCCTGATCACTTATAGGTGACATCATGCTAGGCATAATATTACCATCATCAGATGGTGTAACACCTTGTTTATTTTTTTGTATTGCGTTATCTACCTGCTGATATCCAATATTAAAACCAACAGTGTTTAATATGAATGCAGTAAATTTTGGCCAGAATCCAGGTGCCGTAGTTAAAGATCTAGTAAGTAACTGAGTAAGAGTAAGTGTAGTCATTCCACCAGTTGCTGCTGCTAAACTTTCTCCTGCTGGTTTACCAGCATAAGTATCAAGACCAAAACTAATAAGTCCAGCAGAACCTACACCAAGAGTATTTTGCAGCAATCCACTTTTTGGATTTACAGAACCAGGTTTTGGAATACCTCCTCTTCCAAGAGATCTAAATGGATTTTTCAACCCTCTCAAAAATGCTATAGATGCTCTTGTAATCATATTTCCAAGCATCCTTATAGGAGTTATGAAAATCTTATTACGACCAAACCTACCAATCCTAAGACCTATTACACCTAATGTTAAAAGAACACCTTTAAATGCTAATTTAAATGACAGTAAAACAGCAGCTATTGTACCTAATGTTCCAATAACATTACGTGCTAATTTATTTAATGCTACCTTATTACCATCAGCCAAAAATCCATAAGCTTTTATTAACTTATCACCAAGCCATCCAGTTAATAATATAGTAAAGAAATTTGCTAATTTACCCAACCCAAATTGAGTTTTCTTGCCTAGAGATCTAAGTGGAGAAAATAAAGCATTTTGTATTCCTTGTTCAATTATACCTTCCTTTCCCTTTCTTAATCCTTGTTGTGCTGCTTGTCTTTCTCTCTGTGCCTCTGCTTCTTCTCTTTGACGATCTAATTGTGATTGAACTGCTAAATTGGATCTAATAAGAGATAATGAAAATGTTAATTGATTTACTTGACCTGATATATTCTGTAAACTTTGAGATACATTATTCAAAGATAAACTATTCTGAGCTATTATATTATCAGATATACTATCATTAGGTGGAGCTACAGCCCTTCCCGTAAACGCTGAAGAAGATACATTTCTTCTAACAGCTCTTATTCCTCCTGCTATTGGCGATGATAGTTCAGCCATTCGATGCTTGTTGTGCTTTTAAATTTTCTTCTTCAATATACTGTTGTAAAAGAGTTAAATAAATTTCTCTTTCCCAAGGCATCATATTTTCTAGCTCTGTTAAGCTATATTTATGGTGCTGCATGAGGGCAAAGTTAATTTTATAGTATGACGCAAGATCTTCATGCGACATACTTACCCGAAAAAACTCTGTAATCCCTCCAAAACGATTTCACTTTCAACATCCGTGTTTGGATTTTTTACCTTAACTTTATGAGAAAGTTTTGGCATAGTATCAAAAAACTTCTCAACATCCTTAAATTGTTTAGAGCTTAATCCCTCAACAAAATCGGACAATTCCTTCTTAGTACAATCAGATGCTGCCCAAGATTCTTCTTCAGAATATACTTGGTCAACACAAGAAGCAATTAAATCAAAGGTATCATCAACACCTAAATCGCCACCAGAACTTAAATTTGATTTGACAAATTCATTTAAAGAAGGATACTTCATTGTCATTGTATATTGATCATCTAATTTAATGTTTTTAGAATGATCTTTATCAATATGAACTTTGATCTCATCAAGATGAATTACAGTAGGAACTTGTGTCTTCTCATCGTCAGGACAAGTAACCATAATCTCAATATCTTCACCAACAGATTTTCCTCGTATATTAAGGAAAATATATTCAATATCAAATGTAGATAATTTATCTACTCGTATACCCTTTGAGAGTATACAAGATCCAATAACATCCTTAACAGCATTTGCTATTTGTTTTGGATCTTCACTTTCCATCGCAAGAATTAAAATCTTCTCTTCCTTTACTAAGAAAGGTCTGAATTTTACTTTCTTCTTAGATGAAGGTATAACCAACTCATAAGTAGGTGTCGAAATCTGTGGTAAAGGCATAATATGTTCACTCAGTAAAATTATTTAGACTAGTTTTTTTAATTTGTATTTGATGGGGTTGAATTATTATTTGCGTCAGTCAAGTTATTATTACCAGTAGTAGAACTATTAGTCTTTAAAGATGAAGATACTTGCTTTGGCCAATTATAACTAACACCCATTCCTTCACGTAAAGGATTTAAAACATCAGCCATATTATTATATGGTCTAAGATTATACATATTACTCTCTTCTGGTCCAAAATTCAAATCTCTACCTGCTTTCTGAGATAATGATGATGTTTCTCCAGAAATGTATCTATCATAATGAAAAGAACAAGTTGCCTTCAATACATTTGAATTTTGATATTGAACTCTTGTAGAATTTAATGCTAGTGGAAATAATCCAATAAATTTATATTCTAAAAACTGTCTGTGATTCTTTTCAAACTTTATAATTCTAGTTTCATTTGACTTATAATAATCTGGATATCTCATTCTAAAGTGATAGGCATTCTCTTGAGGTCTTTGACCACTAGATCCACTAATATACTCCATCCAATGCTCTAAAAATCTAAGAGACTTATATCTATTATCAACATAAAACTCTAAATCAATCTGAGTGAATTGTCTGGTATGTGCCATCTTTTCAATAACACCCTGATATTCTCCTCTAACATCAAGAGTAGCAAAAGAACTTCCTGGTATAGAAGCACCACTACACAATAATCCGATATCAGATAGATCAAATCTATCATCAATACCCTTAGATCTTAAATGCGTAGTTAAAGGATATGCTCCACCACTAGGCAAAGCAAACCTAACCAAATAATTGGATGTTTGAGCAACATTCTGAAATGTCGGTAATATCTGTGATATTTTCTTTGGAAATGGAGCTGGCACTCTAAATAGTTTTATTATATCATATCTATTTAGATGGCTTACAAAGGAAAATATCAACCATCTCATCCACGAAAGTATAAAGGTGATCCTACAAATATAACTTTTAGGTCATTATGGGAACGTAAATTTATGAATTGGTGTGATCAAAATACTAATGTTCTAGAATGGTCAAGTGAAGAAATTATTATACCTTATCGTGGTCCTGATGGAAAACCACACCGATATTTTCCAGATTTTTATATGAAGCAAAGACAAAGTGATGGAAAAATTAAAAAATATGTTATTGAAGTAAAGCCACTAAAACAATGTAGTCCACCTAAAAGACCAAAACGTCAAACTCCAGGTTATATCCGTGAAGCATTTGAATATGCTAGAAATCAAGCAAAGTGGACAGAGGCAAGAGAATGGTGTGCTGATAGACAATTAGAATTTAAAGTCATCACAGAAAAAGAATTAGGTATAAGTTATGGCAAGAAGAGCTAAAAGAAGAACTGGTGGTGATTCTTATGAAGATGTAAAATATCAAATTAATGTAAGAGAAGGAAATAGACTTGCTCCCGTATTAAGAGATCTTATAGGAACAGAAGATCCTGAAGATTTGGCATTAGATATATTAGATGTATTAACTGAAGGTAGTAAGGTTCCTCAAGTAGGAAACTATTACGTATTCATCTATAATCCAAAAACACCAAATATTCAATATGATCAGCATCCATTAGTTGCTGTAGTTGGAGTATTTGAATGGGGATTTCGTGGATTAAACTATCATTGGGGTGAAGTTAGAAATTATACTTGGAATGAAGTGGCAGGTGGATTGTATATGGTAAGTGATTTAGAATTAAGATCGCTAAGAACTATTCCTTTTGCCAGATTTAGGCTAAATAGTTGATACAACGAAAATAAGGTCGATAAATGTTAGGTCAATTATTTGACAGACCAGGTAAAGGTCCATATACTGCCAAAAATCTTGATGGTCTTAGATCAGGCGAATTAAAAATAATTAAAAATAAATCTGGTAAAGTTGAGTTTGTTCAGACAAAAACAAATGATGAGAAAGGTGCTAATAATAAGCCAATAAATGTCGATAATAAAAGTGGTAATGGTGGTAATAATCAGTCACTATCAAAAGGAAAGGGAAGTGTTTTTGCCTATCCATTAGGAAGAGATACTAGAGATAGTGAAGATACTCTATTAATAAAAGCAATTGAATATGTTCCACCAAAGTCTGGAGCAGGATTAGGAGTTAGAATAGAAAATGAGGATGGAGGTCTTACTGATCTAGGAGATACTAGTGCTGAAGGTAAAAAAGCAATAGGTAAAGCTAATGTAAAAATTTCAAATGAAAGCATGACAGATCGCTTAAGAAGTGGATTTGCCAGCGATTCTCAATTTAAAGAAGCAATAAAATATTATGTCCATCTACCAATACCAGCAAATGTAAATGATACAAGTGCTTGCCAATGGGGTGCTGATACAATGAATTTCTTTGAGATGGCAGGATTAGGAGTTGGTGCTGCTGTTATTGGACAAGAAGGTGGTGCTGAAACACAAGCAGCAGTTATGAAGGCAATGACAGGTAATCTTAATATTCCTGGTTTAAATCCTGATCTAAGAAATGCGTTTACAGCATCTGTATCTGGATTAGCATTAAATGCTTTAGGATCAAATGTAAGTGCCAGATCTGTTTTATCAAGATCAACTGGTCAGGTACTAAACTCAAATACTGAATTGTTATTTGAAGGAGTTGCTTTAAGAACTTTCCCATTTGATATGACATTCACACCAAGAAGTCCAGAAGAAGCAATGGTGGTCAAAGATATTATAAGAAGTTTTAAAAAGTCAATGTCAGCTAGACAAAAAGGATCTGAAGGTGGAAAAATGTTCCTTGGTGCTCCTGATATCTTCTTACTTAGATATCTACATCAGGGTAAAGATCATCCATATCTAAACGCATTTAAACCATGTGCTTTGACACAATTAACTACAAACTATACGGGAGCAGGAGTTTATTCTACATATAACGATGGAACACCTGTTCAAATCAAATTAAGAATGGTATTTAAAGAAATTAATCCAATCTATCAAGAAGATTATGATGAACAAGAAGCAGGACCAGGAGTAGGATACTAATGGGATTTTTTAGAGAGTTACCAAACGTTGCTTATCAGACACCACTAAGTAATAGAATTGGTTCTGATGAATATATCTTAGCAAAGAACCTTTTTAGAAGTGCTAAAAGTCTTGATTGGTTAAGAAATGATATTACTATCTTTAACAAATTTATCATTGATGATAATGATAGACCTGATATCGTGGCAGAAAAATTATATGGTGATCCTGAATTAGATTATGTTGTGATCATAATGGCAGAAATAACAAATATAAAAGAACAATGGCCATTAACAAATCAACAACTATATGAATACTCTGAAGATAAGTATGGACTTAATAATCTAAATGCTTTACATCATTATGAAACCTATAAAGTTGTTGATGATAAAGGAAGGGAAATTTTACCTGCTGGTTTAAATGTTGACTCTCAGTTTAAAATTGATGGTCCAGACACAAAATTAAATGGTGGTGTTTGGAAAATAATAAGACCTAATGGTAGCGAAACTACTGTAGATAAAGTTGAAATAGATGTTTCTGATATGGCAATCGGAATTTCTAACTACATCTATGAAGTTGAATTAAACGAAAAGAAAAGAAAAATAAAAGTTCTAAAAGAAGGATATCTACAAATGTTCTTGAATGACTTTAGAAGAATTATGAGATATGATAGAAATACACAATATATAAATCCAAAACTAATAGGAACTGAGAACACTCGTACTATAGAATAAAAAAGACCCACCCGAAGGTGAGTCTTCCCAATATTCAGGCTCTCTTGGATCATCTTTAGGATCCCAGTAGAAGAATTTCATCTGGGATAATCGACAATGTTTAAGAGGCTTGATTTTCATTAACTTTCCGCTAATTTAGCAAAGTATGATAATGCTTCATCGTCGTCATCTGAAGCAGGTGCTTTAGATACAGATTCTACTGTCTCAACAACAGGAGTAGATGCTCTCACATCTTCAAACTCTTGCTCTACAGTTTCGGCATCGTTACGAACTTGCTTGTTACCAAGAACATTACTCAAACGAGTCTTAAGTTCATCATAAGTCTTGAACTGATCATTAGCAACTAATTCTGCTAAGGAATGCTCCTTCTTCCAGACTGCTTCCATCGCATCGTCATCATCTAGTAAAGCACTAGTGGCAGCGAACTCAGAAGAGTCATAGTTTCTATAACCAGCAACGTTCTTTGCCTTCAACTTGAAGTTAGCACCTTGCCAGAAATCGAATGGATCGATTGCTTCCTCATCCTCAAACTCAGGTTGCATTGCTGC